CCGCGACCCCAGCACGAACGTCAGTTTCGGCATCAAGCTGATCAACCAGCAGCAATACAACGGCATTGCGGTCAAGACCGTGACGTCAACGTACCCGCAGGTGCTGTGGGTCAACATGACGTACCCCAACATTGAGATGTACATCTACCCGGTGCCCACGCGGCTGCTGGAGTGGCATTTCATCTCGGTTGAGGAGTTGACGCAGCCGGCAACGCTGGCCACCGAGTTGACGTTCCCGCCAGGCTATCTGCGGGCGTTCGTTTACAACTTGGCGATGGAGATCGCGCCTGAGTTCGGCGTTGAGCCCAGCCAGCAAGTGCAGCGCATCGCCATGACGTCCAAGCGCAACCTGAAGCGCATCAACAACCCTGACGACATCATGAGCCTGCCGTACTCGCTGGTGGCTACTCGCCAGCGGTTCAACGTGTACGCCGGCAACTACTGATGAAAACGCCGATCCTCGGCTCCAGCTATGTGGCCCGCAGCGTCAATGCTGCGGACAGCCGCATGGTGAACCTGTTTCCGGAAGTTGTGCTGGAAGGCGGCAAGGAACCGGCATTCCTGCAGCGGTGCGCTGGCTTGCGGCAAGTGTTCCCAGTCGGCCAAGGGCCGATACGGGGGCTGTGGAAGTTTGGCGACTACTTGTATGTTGCGTCTGGCGGAGAGTTGTACCGGGCCGACGGCAACTACAACACGTCGTTTTTAGGCTACATCGACGGCAGCGGGCCGGTCAGCATGGTGGACAACGGCGAGCAGTTGTTCATCGCCTGCAACCCCAGCGCGTTCATCTACAACGCCAGCACGGGCGTTTTTGAGCAGATCACGGACCCTGACTTTCCCGGCGCCGTGACTGTCGGCTATCTCGACGGCTATTTTGTCTTCAACCAGCCCAACAGCCAACGGTTCTGGGTGACGTCGCTCAACGACGGCACGCAAATCGACCCCTTGGACTTTGCCAGCGCCGAGGGCAACCCGGACGATGTGGTGGCGCTGAACGTCAATCACCGCGAGGTGTGGCTGTTTGGCACCAGCACGGTGGAGGTCTGGTACAACGCTGGCCTGGCTGACTTTCCGCTCGCTCGCATCGCGGGCGCGTTCATGGAAGTTGGTTGCGCGGCGCCGTACAGCGTGGCCAAGCTGGACAACTCGGTGTTTTGGCTGGGGTCCGATATTCGCGGCAACGGCATCATCTACCGCAACAACGGCTACAACGCCCAGCGCATCAGCACGCACGCCATCGAGTGGCAGATCCAGCAGTACGACGTCATCAACGACGCCATCGGGTACTCGTACCAGCAAGACGGCCACCTGTTTTACATCCTCACGTTCCCTACCGCCAATGCGACGTGGTGTTACGACGCCACGACTGGCGCGTGGCATGAGCGTGCGGGGTGGGACGGCGTGCAGTTTGTGCGGCACCGCAGCAACTGCCAAGCCAACTTCAACAACGAGATCTTGGTCGGCGATTGGCTCAACGGCCTTGTGTACGCTTTTGACCCCGAGATCTACAGCGACAACAACGCGATCCAGCGTTGGCTGCGGTCGTGGCGGGCGTTGCCGACCGGCCAGAACGACCTGCGTCGTACGGCGCATCACACGCTGCAGCTTGACTGTGAGGCGGGGGTCGGCGTGTTGGACTCCGAGACGTTCTTGCTGCTGCTTGAAGACGGCAACTATTTGCTGTTGGAAAACGGCGACTACATCGCGTCTACCAGCGCCGGCACGGTGCTGGGCGCTGACCCCAAGGTCATGCTGCGCTGGAGCGACGATGGCGGTCACACCTGGTCTAACGAGCACTGGTCCCGCATGGGCAAGATCGGCGAGTATTACCACCGCGTGTTCTGGCGCCGGTTGGGCATGACGCTGAAACTGCGCGACCGCGTGTACGAAATCAGCGGCACAGACCCCGTGAAGATCGCCATCATGGGGGCCGAAGTGTTGATGTCTCCGACGAGGGCGTGACATGCAACTGGCCCCCCGCGTGCCGGCTTCGCGTGACCCGCTGGTAGACGCAGGCGCGCTGACAACCCGCGCCTGGTTCCGCTTCTTTCAGTTGCTAGAATCTTCAGTTGAGAATTCTGCGCTGCGTCAATACACCATCGTGCAAAACTCCACCGGGTTTACGATGGCCAAAGGCACGGCGGTGGGTTTTGCGGGCGTGGGCAGCAACAACGTGCTGTCAGTTACACCCTACCTCGCCAACGGCAGCACGCCCACGCTGTTCATTCTTGGAGTGCTGGCCGAGCAGATACCTGACAGCGGATCGACGGGGCTGTGCTGCGTGTGGGGCGAGGTCAGCGGCATTGACACCAGCGCGTTTAACGTCGGGGACATTCTGTACGCCAGCCCGACAGTGGCCGGGGCGTTCACCAACGTCAAGCCTACCGCGCCGAACAACGTGATCCCGCTGGCCGCAGTGCTGATTAAGAGCGCCACAACAGGCGTCATCTTTGTGCGGCCAACGATTGAGCAGGAGTCGTACTACGGCGAGTTCACCCGCACCACCAACCTGAGCGCCGCGGCGGTCAACACAGCGTATCCAATCGCGCTGACCAACACCGAAGTTGCTGGCGGCGTGACTTTGACCGGCTCACCGACTGACCGGCTTCAAGTCCCGCAGTCGGGCCTGTACCAGTTCTCGGCCCGGTATCAGTTGTCGTCTACCAGTTCGTCCTTGAAAAACGCGCGGTTTTGGTATCGGTTAAACGGCGCAACCGACTTGGACCACAGCACCGCTATCGTGTCAGTTGACTCCAACAACGGGTACGCCACAATATCAACGTCCGAAGTCGTTTCATTGGCGGCAAACGATTACATTCAGTTGATGTGGGCGGTTGACAATACTGCACTCTCGCTGTCGGCAGTGGCGGCTACGGGTTACGCACCTTCCGCTGCTTCTGTGTGGGTGGCAGTCACTCAGGTTCAACAGTAAGAGGACACTATGGCGGTCAGCCTTTCCTTGTACGCGGGCGCAGGCGCTCAGTTTTTCGACAACAACGGTGTGCCGCTCAACGGCGGGCTGATATACACCTACGGCGCTGGCACCACCACGCCCGTGTCGACGTACACCAGTTCGTCTGCGGTTACCAACAACACCAACCCCATCGTGCTGGACAGCGCTGGCCGCACACCAGCGCAGATTTGGGTGACGGCAGGCGCGTCGTACAAGTTCGTGCTGCAGACGTCTACGGGCGTGCTAATCAAGACGGACGACAACATCTACGCTTCGTATGAGTTGACCAAAGAGGTCGGCGTCACGGTCGGCCAAGGCGGCAACCAGATCGCCACCAACGTGGCGGTCGGCAACACGGCGCTGGACTCCAACACGACCGGCACCAACAACACCGCGACCGGCTACGACGCGCTGACGGCCAACACGGACGGCATCCAGAACACGGCGGTCGGCGCTTCGGCGTTGGACGCCAACACGGGCGGCGACTACAACACGGCTGTGGGTTACAGCGCGCTGACGACTGCCACCACGGCCAACTACAACACGGCGGTTGGCTACCGGGCGCTGAACGCGGCGTTGACAGGTGCTGGCAACACCGCGCTCGGTAGCGACGCGCTGCTGCTGGCCACGGGAGCCAACAACACGGCCATCGGCTACTTGGCGGGCAACGCGCTGACCACGGGGTCCAACAACACGATGATCGGTCACGACGCTGACGTCTCGTCGGCCACGGTCAGCAACGAGGTGACAATCGGCAATAGCAGCGTCACGTCGTTTCGCATCCCTGGCCTGACGCTCACGTTCAGCGTCAAGTATTTCAATCACGGCACGCTGACGGTAGCTACACTGCCGGCTGCGGCCACTGCTGGTGCTGGGGCACGGGCCTTTGTGACGGACGCTAACGCCACGACGTTCGCGTCGATTGTGGCTGCCGGTGGGGCGAACGGCGTTCCTGTGTACAGCGACGGCACCAACTGGCGCATCGGGTGAGGTAAATCATGGCGACCCAAAATAACTTGCTCGCGAAACCAATTGATCTTCGGTCTGTTGACTGGTCTAAAGGCTCGCAGATCATCAATGGCATAACGTATTCACCTGTGTTTGAGGGTCAAACTGCGGGCGAAGGCGGCGTCATGGAAGGTGGGTATTTGGCCTACATCCAGCGCCACACCCCCGGTCAGAACACCTATGAGACGCTTGACCCGACAACGGGGCAAGTAATTGGTACGTACGAAGGGGAAAAAGATCGCGGATTCTTTGGTGGTTTGGTAAGCCATGCCGGCAGCATTGGTAAGGATGTGGCGCCGCTGGCGTTGGCCGCTCTAGGTGTCAATGCTTTAGGCGCAGGGTTGGGGCAAGCCAGCATTTTTGGCCCGGGTGCTGCTGCCGGGGCTGGTGCTGGTGCTGGTGCTGGTGCTACGAACCTGACGCCCGCTGCGCTGGAAGCCGCCATTGGCACGCCAGGCTACGGGTACAACGCTGCTGCTGCCGCGTCGGGCATCACGCCGTCTGCTGGCTTTGCAGGCATGTCGGCTGCTGATTTCGGTATGACTGGCGCGCAGACCGCCGCGTATGACGCAGTTATGGCTGCTGGCGGAACCGCCGCAGACGCATTAGCTGCGGCTGATCTTGCCGCAACGCAAATTGTGCCGCCCGGCGGCACACCTTCTAGCCTGTCTACGGCACCCATGACGACGGTGCTTGGCACGCCTGCGGCTGAGCTTGCCGCAACGCCAATTGTGCCGCCTGTTACGCCGACTATTACGCCGCCGGTTATCCCCCCGGTAGTGCCGCCAGTAGTGCCGCCCGGCGGCACACCCGCTGTTGCAACAACCCCTGGCACGCCGCCCGGCGTTACACCCCCCGGCGGTGCAACTACCGACCCATTCGCGTACTTGTTGCCAGCCATCGGCTCGCTGATTGGCGGCTATACGCAAGGGCAGTCCGCTAAAGAGGCGGCGGAGGCAACTGCTGCGGCGTCTACGCGGGCGGCGGAACTGCAGCGCGAAGCGCAGCGCGAAGCGTTGGCGCTGCAAACGCGCATGTACGACGAAGCGGTTTTGCGGCAAAAACCGTTCTATGACGCAGGCACCAATGCGCTTGCACAAATGGTTAACCGCACGGGCAGCATGCCCGCGGCGTTTCAATACTCAGGCGCTATTCCTGGGTACGGCGCACCTCCTCCCGCAAAGATGCCGGCGTTGCCGGACAACTGGCAAACTTTTAGCCCGCAAGCCAAGATCAACTGGTTTAACGCCAACGCGGTTACTCCTGCAATGCTGGCGCAAGCTGGCGTTCCGCAAACTGACGTTGACTGGATGCTGAAAAACGGCTACCGAGGCGCCGAGTTTTCTACTGCAGCCGCTAACGCAACAGCGGCTGCTGCCGGCGGCGGCGGGGCGTCTTGGTACGCGGGCTCTCAACCTGAAGCGTTTAAGTACACCGGCGCTCAGCCCGAGGCGTTTAACTACACCGGCGCTCAACCTGAAGCGTTCAAGTTTCGCGCCGAAGATTTGCAAGTTGATCCTGGCTACGGTTTTCGACTTAGCGAAGGGCTGAAGGCATTGGAGCGCAGCGCAGCCGCGCGTGGCGGTCTGCTCAGTGGCGGCACGGGCAAGGCGCTGACTCGTTACGGCCAAGAAATGGCGTCGCAGGAGTTTGGCAACGCTTTCAATCGTTCGCTGACACAGTACAACGCCGCCACGCAACGAGAGCAAGAGGCTTATGGCCGAGCGTTGACTGGCTATGATGTTGGTCGCCAG